AACGAGCGCGCCGAACAAGAGGCCCTGCTCGACGTGTACCTGTGTGCGCTGGGGATGGTCGGCTGAGGCTGACAGAGCGAGGCCCGGATCAGCGGCGGTCCCATTGACCACCTCCCCGGGCCCCATTGCCCCTGCGCAGCAAGACAAAAAAGGTCTATTCCACGAAGTTGTAAATCGTCCGCACGGAAAGGCTCACCTGATTTTGGTGGCACGCGCCGTCCTGGGAGTACATGCTGCCGCTGGCCTCGACCTTCACCACATTATCGTCGGTGTGGTTTTCGGCGCTGAGCGCGGCGAGCTCAAGAGTGGTCTTTCGGATCGACTCTTCGGGCTCAGCGCAGGGTGATTTTTCGGCTTCGGCTCGGCAGGCGGCGGCTACGGCCTTGGGCCGGCCGACGACTGAAAATGACCATGACATGGTGCGCTCCTTCACTGGGTTAAACGACCGGGCCCCATCACACGCCGATGGCGTGCTTACCGTCTCAGCCTCTTCCTCTTCACGGGGAGCTACCACCGATCAGCGGGTTGCGAACCACCTAGCCGCGGGCCCGGTCTGGATTCCCGTGTAGCGTTGCCAATCTGGTAAGTCAAGGCGTCAGCGAGGGCTGGGCGCCACTCCAACTTGTGTCTTTCCACCGTCAGGCGGGCTTACCGCCGTGCGTCCGGCTAGGGCTGTCAACCGGCTACCCCTCTCGGGACCCTCTCTTATCCAAGACATCGCCCGAGAGTCGGTTTCGGATGCTCTTGGCTAGTTGTGCAGCGTGTCTGCTTTCCACGCCGCCTCACTGACCCCGCCACTTTAGCGTTGCCATTCCAGCAACGCAAGGGCATTGTGCGGGGACCAACAGAAGGAGGATCTCATGATTTATTTCCAGAACCCAGGCGTGGCTGACCTGCGCGCACTCACCGTCATGGGCGTGAACGTCAAAACCGGCTCGGCCATCGGGTTTTTCGGCACCGGATTCAAGTACGCCGTGGCCACCATACTCAGGAACGGCGGGTCGGTTTCGGCCTGGCTGAATGGCGTCGAGTGCAAGTTCGGCACGGCGACCGAGGTGATTCGCGGAGAACCGCACGACATCGTCACGCTGAACGATGAACCGCTGGGCTTCACCACCAAGATGGGCAAGACCTGGGAGGACTGGATGGCCCTCAGGGAGCTGGCCTGCAACGCATGGGACGAAGGCGGGTCCATGACCGACAAGGAGCCGTCCGGTGGCGTTCAGGCCGCCAGCGTCGGCTGTACGATCATCTGCGTCGATGATCCGGGCGTCGAGTCCGCGTACCGTGACCGGAATCTCTATCTGATCGAGCCGGAACGCGAGCGGACCGTTCTGTCCGAGTGCGAGGTCCTGCCCGGGACCAGCACCAAGATCTTCTACAAGGGTGTGGCCGTCGCCTCCCTCGATCGGCCCAGTGCCAAGACCTACAACGTGACGAGAAAGATCGACCTGACCGAGGACCGCACGGCCCGGTGGGCGTTTCAGGCGCGGGACGCCGTGATCAGATCGATTATCGCGTGCGACGACCGGGACCTGATCTATGACGCACTGAATGCCGGTGATCAGGCCATGGAGGGCAGCTTTGATTGGGCTGGGTGCGGGTCCGACCCCAGCGAGACATGGCTCGACGTGGTCGACGAGATGGCCGGTCAGGGGCGTGTGCCGGTCGGTTCCGTTGCCTCGGTCTACCACACGCACCGCAAGATTTCCGAAGCGTCACACTACGGCGTTGAGCTCACCGCTGCTCAGCGCGCGATGTACGAAGAGGCGACAGGATTTCTGGCCCGGGCCGGTTATGACGTGACATCGGCCGAGATCATCTTCGTTGAGAAGATCGATTCGGATGGCACGCTCGCCATGGCCAAATCCGGCCGGTCTTACATTTCTCAGGAGTGCTTTGATCAGGGCCTGGACATGCTCATCCACGCCCTGTTCGAAGAGTGGGTCCACATCAGTACGGGCTACTCTGACCACACGAGATCCCTGCAGACCTGGCTGTTCCGGCAGGTGATCCACCAGGCCCGCCGCGCCGATCAGGAATAAAAAACCCCGAGCGCTGTAAGGCGCCCGGGGCAAGGTCGAGGAAGGAACCGCTTAGTCCGAAAGCGGGGTACCGCGAGGGTAGCCGAGCAGGCCCCAACTTGCAATCGGCGTCCCGTTCGTGTGGGTGCCGAAGAAGTTGAAGAACAGCCGGCAGTAGCGCTTGGACCCACGATAGCCGACGCGGAGCAGCTTCTCGTCATCGGCCGCACCGTCCACGACGGCGATCACACCGCTCGAGTCGGGGGCGGCAACCAGCGAATCGGCAGCACCGATGTTGACGTCGTTGGCGTCCGTGACGGCCGTCCATGCCGAGCCGTCGTCGCTTTCCTGCAGGGTCACCTTGATCGACTTACCGGAGGCGATGGTGTCGCCGCTGGCGCCGATATACGCATAGAGCTCAGCGCCGTCGAAGCCGCGAGTGTCGAGGCCAGCGGACGGCGTTCCCTCCGTGTCGTTGTTGCCCACAATCGGGTCGATCAGGCCGACCGACTTGTGGTTTGAGTGGAAGTCACGTTGGGGCATTTCCCAATATCCTCTCGTTCAGGGTTGCGTCCAGATCAGGCCCGGCCTTAACCGAACTTGATCAGCTTGATGGCCTCGAAGTTGGTGACGTCGCCGCCGACCCGCTTCGTGGTGTCGAACAGCACCTTGGGCTTCGACGTGTACGGGTCGCGCAGAACGCGGATCCCGATGCGGTCGACCACGGTGTACGCCCGGCGCCAGTTGGCAAACGCGATCGAGAGCGAGTTGCCAGCGATCGCAGCCATGTCCTCGAACATATCGACCGGGTAGCCCAAGAGGATGAACGGCTGATTGGCCTGGAAGGACTTCTCCCAGAGGTACGTGCCGTCACCGTCCTTGATCTTGCGCGTCTCGGCCAAGGTCGTGCGATTCATGCCCCAGCGGCAGGCCGCCAGATAGGGCTGCTTCATCTTGCCGATCGTGGTGTGGAACACATCGCCCGGCGTGGTCGCATCGAACGCCGCTGACGTCCCGGTCCCGACCTGCTCGATTACCTCGAACGTGGTGGAGCTCGGAACACCTGCGGCGTAGGTCGTGAACCCGCGGGGCTTACCAACGCCGGTGCCAGACACAAACGCGGTGTTCTCCGCGAGCATGAAGGCCTCGGCCGTCTTGTCGGCGAGCCAGCCCTCGACGTCAAACTGAGCGTCGTCGAGCATCTTCTGGGTCGCGGCGGGCTGAGCGTGCAGCTCGTGCACCGGAATGCGCCAGACCTCGATCTGAGGCGTGGACGACTCGGTGCGCGACTCAAGCTCGGTCACCCAGGACGCGGCGCCTTGCTGGAGGTCACGGGTGCCCTCGAGCGCGTCGGTCCCGATCTGGACCACAGAGCATTGCTGGCGAATCGGAGACGTCTCGTGGACGATCTTGACGATCTCGCCGCTCTTGTCTGGGCTCACCCAGTACCCGCCGTCCGGGTCCTGGCCAACGGCCAGAGCCTTTTCCTGGTCGGGGGTCAGCTTGCCGCGGCGCAGCGCGTGTTCGAAGTTTTCATTGTAAGCGATCAGGGATTCGGCGTCGGCTTCCTTGGCCTTGTCCACTTCCTTGATCAGCGCATTGAAGCTTTTGAGCTGTTGGCCGACGGTCAGTGCGTGCTCTGCGTCGCGCTCGGTCGTGCCGGTCGGCATACGGGCAAGGAGCTTCTCGAGCTTTTCAGCGCGCTCCTGCTCGGCCTTCTGGTCCTTTTCGACCTGGTCGAACGCTTCCTTGAGGGTGTCGAGCTTCTTGCTCAGATCTTCATTGATCCGATCGACGTGCTCTTTGGTGATCACGTCCTCGCTGCCCTTTTCGAGCTGCTCGAGCCGCTCGTCGTTCTTTTGCTTGAACTCTTCGAACCCGCTCTTGAGGTCGTCGAGGCCTTTTTCCAGAACCTTGTTGTCCATATCGATCCTCCTCAGGACTTGAATATTTCAGCGAGCTCGCGCATGCGAGCCACCACGACTTCATGACCATCGTCCCGATGATTGGCCGGATCGACGTCCCGTTCGACGGCCGAAAAGCCCTCCGCTGCCAGTGCTTTTGACTGACGGCTGGAGTAGCCGATGGACCGCATCGCGCGTTCAAAGTCTCGAATCGTCTTGATCGAGTTGGCCTTAACGCCGGTCACGCGCGCTGTGTCCAGTGCGGGGAAAGTTACGACGCTGACCTCCCAAAGGTCAATGCCGTGCAAATGGCGAATGCCCTCCTTGTCCTCGTCGGCCTCCAGAATGTTGAAGCCGATGCTGAGGCCGGACAGCCCGTTTTCCTTGAGCAGCTTATAGGCCTGGCGCGCTTTCGGGATGTCATCGGTGAACAGCTCACCGCGGACGAACAGGCCTTCATCGGTCTCGCGCATTTCGCGCCAGACCCCAATCGGCTCGTCAGACCAGTGCTGCCAAAGCAGGGCCGGCATGCGGTTTTTCTCCGCGTGCTCGGCGAGCGTGTCAGAGAACGCGCCGGGCTCGACGACGTCGTTGTATGAATCGAGGTGTCCGAACACCGAGGCCATGCCCTCAAAGGTCGCTGACCCGTTGCTGGCCTTGACGCTCTTGCACTGGAAGGGGACATCCAGTTCAGCAAATCGCACGGTCATTGGTCATACTCCGGTGGCTGCAGTGCCGCCACGCATCGACACCTGATGATCTCCTTTGCGGGCCCTCGCGGATCCCCAGGATAGCGGAGGTTGAATCCGCCGACCAGAAACGTGCCGTCGACGGGGGCGATTTGACCATGAGCGGCTCGGTGCGTGTCCCGGCGACGGTCATCTTCCACGGAAACCCACTTGCGCACAAGCGAGAACTCGGAGACCAGCGCGCCGTGCGCCTCGTAGGTCGCCGCCTGTGAGGCGCTGTGCATCTCGGTTCCGGCGATCGTCGTGGCGCGAAATCTTCCGATCTCCCCGACCGTTACAGTGCTGATACCGGCCGCAGCGCCCGCATACCCCGTGCCGTCGATGATGGCGTCCTGCAACTCGCCGAGAAGCTGAACCCTGGTGGTGTCAGAGATACGCACGATGTGCGCCCCACCCTCTTCATCGAGATAGGCCTGGCGCGCGGCGCGAAACGTCGACCTCGCATCCGGGCGAAAGTCATCGGCAGCCTTGAATCCTGAGCGCCCGATCTCCGTCGCCAGGTCAAATACCATTTCCCCGAACACATCAAATGCGCGCCCAAGATGCTGGACAAAAATCCGGTTGAGCTGGTCCGGGTGGTCGGCAAGAAGCGTTGGAATCAGCCCCAAAGTGACGGCTAGGCGCCGGTCAATATCGCGGTCAGACGACCCTCCAAGGCTGGACAAAACGACGTCCCTGACGCGGGCAAACTCGGCGTTCAGGGCCCCACGCATGGCCGCGGCCAGCCGGTCCTCAATCATTAGGAACCGGCCAGCACGGGCCCCCAGCTCGTCATCTGTGGCGCCGGCCGGGGCAAACATGGGCTTAGTCTCCGTAGGCCAGGCGGACCGCGCGGGTCTGATCGTTGGGGTCGTCTTCGGTCGACGCGGGCTGGCCCGATGCGGTCAGCGGAACCGATGTGGCCGGGATCAAGATCACGTCTCCGCCGGGATAAGGCTCCTTGCCCTCGGCCTCGCGCTTCTCGTTGATGGTCAGATGCGCCTTGTCTTTGAGGCTGGCCGCGATCTCGCGGCGACGCGGTCCCAGGGCCGGCACGTCGTCATAATTGGCCTCGAGCACCATGCCTTCGGTCCCATCGTACTGCGGGAGAAGCCAGTCGCCGAGCTCACCGACCACGGCGTTCAGGTTCGGGCACACCGCATAGTCCCAGAGTGCAAGGATGGCGTGTTCGAAGTTGTCGAACTTCTGGCTGCCCTCGATGCCCACGAGCTGCTCGGGCACGTCGAACGCCAGTGAGATCTCGCGCGCCGCGTCCTGCTTGCCCTTGAGCCACTCCATTTCCTGCGGGGTCAGGCTCAGGGTCTTGAAGTCGAAATTCCCGCCGATCACCATGGGCTTGCCGGCGTTGTCCGGCCCCTCGAATTCTTCCTTGATCCATTTCTTTGTGCGGTCGTACTGCTCGCGGGTCAGCGCGGCGAGGCCTTCGCGCGGCGTGTAGACCAAGGCCATGCTCGGCTTTCCAGAGTTTTGCAGCTGGGAGGTGTTCCACCGATTCGCGTCGTTGTGTGCGTCGATGCCCATCGCCGCAGCCTCGATCGGTGACATGCCATACCAGTCATCGAGCGGGTTGAATCGCTTGATGTGAAGGATCGGGCCGGAGCCGTCGACCGGGTTAACCGCCCACTCCCTTTTGTTTGATCCGATGGCGTAGACGAACTTCTCGGGCAGACCGTGAGGGCCTGGCACGACCTTCATGCGGTCCGGCCGGTGGGTGAAGATCTCGAGCGGCGGAGACTTGGACCGGATCTTGGACTCGGTGCCCTCGAAGTAGGTGTTGCCGCTCAACAGCCGGAACGCGACGGCCTGCATGACCAGGTTTGCCCAGTTGCGGTCCTTGACGTTGGGCCGGGCCAGCAGGTCGAGAATAGGATGAGAATCAATGACCTCGTCGGTGTCTTTCATCTTCAGGCGCAACGGAACGGTCGATGCCGATCCGGCGATGAGGTTCACGCACCGGAACACGATCGCGTTCATCTGGTAGCCCTCTTTCGAGAGGGCTGTGTAGTTTCGCGGCGTCGCCTTGGGCTGACCGAGCCCGTACGTCACGAGAAGCCTTGAAACTCCTGAGCGCTTGATCCACGGAACCATTGAGGAAACCGTGTCGCGAAATCTGGCCATGGCTGTCCCCTATAGCAACAGGTCGTCGGTGGGTGCCTCTGTCAGGTCCGTAGCGGCCCAGACCATGGCGTCGAGGTGGTCAGGGCTGTAGCCCGCTACCTTGGAATCAAAGTCCGGCGTCATCTCAGCCATCTGGTCCTCCAGCTGCGGCATGGCGCCCACAATATGCCCGCGGCCCTGCTCCCACAAGGCGGCAATCGGCTCAGCGCGCCGAACCTTCCCTCGCGTGGCGTGTACTGACCGGAGCGGTACGTTCGGATCGTGCGCCCTGATCACGGCCTCGACCATCTCACCGCCGTTGTTCACTTCGCCGATGATGCGGTCGGCTTTCCATTGGTGAAACGCCGCACAGGCCGTGCTGGCCCACGCAGTGGGGCTGGCCTGGGGGAAGCTGAGGTCTTGCAGCACGTAGAGGTGTGGCGGGTCCTTGCGATCGATTCCGCAGACCACGATGCCACACTCGTCAGCGTCTTCGCCGGACGTTGCGGGCGGGTCGATCGCGACCACGATGCGCTGCAGATCGTCGATGTTAATGTGTTCGCCGAGCCGCACTCGGCTGGCCTCGATCTGTTGACGGCGCCACAGCGCGCCCGGAACGTCATCGAGCACCTCGGCGTAGAGCTCCTGCCGGCCCAGTCGGGTGCCCTCATACTTGTCGTGGATCTTCTTGATGAACGACGCGGCCAGATTGGCCCGGTTGTCCATGGTTGCGCCTCGCGTCACCGCTGTGCCCGGGTCGGCCAGCAGCTCCTTGATCAGTTTGATCGGGCGCGGGGTCGTGGTCACCACCACTTGGGGGAGCCGGCCGAGTCGCATGCCGAACTGCAGCATGTCCCAGGTCTCCTGGGCGTACTGCCACTTAGCGGCCTCGTCGCACCATGCCCAGTCGTGCTGCGGGCCACGCAGCTGATCCGGCTCGGTCGCGTTGAACAGGGTACCTGTCGCTCCGTTCGGCCAGGTCAGGCGGCGCTTGGACGGCTCATAGAGAGGGCGGTAGTCCTTCGGGGTCTGCGCAAGGATCCCGGCCGGGCCCTCAACCATGACGTCTCGGGCGTCGGCCGCCGTCTCGGCCACGATCGCGACGTTGTGACGGGCACCGCCTGACAACGGCGTCCTGCCGATCACGGCCGCGCTGGTCGCGTGTGATCCGACCCAGGTCTTACCGAACCCGCGGCCGGCCAGAACAAGCCATGTGGACCACTCCCACGCCGGTGGAAGCTGGTTGGGCCGAGCCCAGAACTCGTAATCGACGAGAAGTGCGTCGAGCTCAGCGCCGCTAAGCGTCTCCTTCAGCGCCGCCAGCGCTGCGACCAGCTCCTGCGGACTCAGCGATGCCAATGATTCGGCGTTCAAGCTCTGCCCACTTCGCATCAATGGACTCGAGCGGTTGTCCGTCTGGTCCGGTGTGCTCATGGGTCATGCCTTCCTTCCATCCGGCCCGCGCGCTGAGCCAATAGCGGACCATGTTGCCCTGCGCCGCAGTGCCGAACAGCGTCTTGTCCGTGGCTGTTTTGTAGGCGATGGCCGCCACGTCATAGTTGGCCTGGACGTCGCCTGTGTCGAGCTCCTCGGTGTAGTGCTTGCGCAGCGTATTTTCGCTGATCGGTGCACCGTCCTGGAGGACGAGAAGGCAAATCTGCTCACGGCGCAGGCCCATGGCCGCGCTGATCCGCACGATCTTGCGCTGGTCCTCAGTCGGTACGTGCTCCTTGCCCGCGCTCATGTTCGATGTCCTCGAATGTTTGGCCGTCTGCCCGCCCCAGGTGGGCCTTCTCGCCCGTGAAGTCCTGCCAGCGCCGAATAATAACATCGGCGTAGCGCGGGTCGATTTCCAGTGCGTGGCATGCGCGGCCAGTCATTTCGCACGCGATCAGTGTCGTCCCGGACCCGGCGAACGGCTCGTACACGGCCTGACCAGCGCTGGAATTGTTCTCGACGCTGCGTCTGATCAGATCCACCGGCTTTTGCGTTCCGTGCCCGGTGGCGTGCTCTCGATCATGATTCGCGCCGTCGTTGTTGTCGATCTCCCATACCGTGTTCTGCTTGCGGCCACCCTCCCAGTGTCCGGTCTTGCCCTTGCGCACCGCGTACCAGCACGGCTCGTGCCGCCAATGATAGTTGCCGCGGCTGATCGGCGCCCTGGGCTTGACCCAAATGATCTGTGACCGAATCTCAAGGCCGGTGGCGATCAGGCTGTCGGCCACGACTTGGGCGTGGAGCGCGCCATGCCACACGTAGGCCACGTCACCGGGGAACAACGCCCAGGCCTCGCGCCAATCCGCTCGATCGTCGTTGCTGACCTCTCCGGTCGCAACGTTGCCGGTGCTGACCGGCGTACCGTCCGACCTTTTGGTCTCAGCGCGCCATGACGGGTCATAGCTGACCCCGTAGGGCGGGTCGGTCACCATGAGGTGCGGTACGACCCCGGCCAGCGCATCGGCCACGTCATCGGCGCTGGTCGCGTCTCCGACCTTCAGGACATGGCGGCCCAGGCGCCAAACGTCTCCCGGCGCGCTCACCACCTCTGCCCTGAGTCCGGGCACGTCGTCCGGGTCGGTCCGGCCCTGGTTCCGGTCTGCCATGATGGCGCCGAGCTCAACGTCAGAGAACCCAAGCAGGCCGATCTCAAAATCATCATCGAGCAGGCGACCCAGCTCGGCCTTAAGCATTTCCTTGTCCCAGCCCGCTTGGGTTGCAAGCTGGTTGTCAGCGATGACATAGGCCCGGCGCTGGGCGTCGGTGAGGCCGGAAAGCCGGATGGTCGGGACCTGTTTGAGGCCAAGGAGCTGCGCGGCCTGAACGCGGCCGTGTCCGGCCACGATTCCCATGTCGTCATCGATGAGGATGGGCTGGGTGAACCCGAACTCCTTGATCGAGGCCGCGATCATGGTGACCTGGTCCTCGCTGTGCGTGCGGGCGTTTCCGGCGTACGGAATGAGTTTGGCCGGGTCGTAGTATTTGACCTCAAGCCCATCGGGCACGCTCTTGCCCGGGGCTTTCCCTTACCGATCGACATCGTGATCAGGCCGAGCGCGTGCGGTCGGTCTTACGGATCTCGAACGTAATGTTGCCGTACGTTTCTTCCGTGATGCTGTCGCCATCAGCTGCCCAAAAGTGCGGGTACGGGCGCCGGTCGCGGACCTGGCTGTTGCCCTTGCCGTCTTTGGCCTCCTGACGCGAAAACACGGACGCGATGGCGCCGTTGACCTTAACCGTGCCTTCCGCGGCTCCGGCGTGGTGCGTGACGATGATCTCGTGCAGATGCTCGGTGCGCTTGTCCGTCTTGGCCTGCGCAGGCTTTGCAGCGGCCTTTTTGGCCGGCGCCTTTGTCTTCGTCTTCGTGCTGGGTGTCTTGGCCATGTCGTGCCTCCTGAGGGGTCGATGTTTCTACCGGGGCACGTTATCGCACCGAAAACACGGGCGGGCAAGCGAGGGCCCCGCCGGTTGGGGCCGACGGGGCCAGGGGTACTGGTGGTGTGGAACCTTGGGGGGGCTCCTTGGGAAGACCACACGTGGTCAGACCGCGCGGTCAGATCGAGACTATTACACTACGTGGTACAGTGTAAACCGTGGATCATCCGATGCCGAACGCGCGCTCCACGACCTGCACCTTGATGGCCCGCCACAAGCGATTCGCGGCCGGCCTCTGGGCCCTCTGCGCCGCGGCGTAGCGCCGACGGAGACCCCGATCGGCGTGCCGCCAGTGATCCGCGCAGATCCACTCATATCCCGGACCGCCGCCCTTGGTGGTCTTTCGGCAGAACGGGACCGCGCATGGAGTGCGGTCAGCCACCAGCCTTTTCGCTGGTCAGCTCCACGGTCGGGAGGATGGTCTGCCCACCCATTCGTCCGGTCACCATGTCCAGCGCGTCCCGATACGCCACTGCCTTGGCATGGGCGTGCGCGAAGTCGGCGCGGTCGCCCTCGCGCTCAACCTTTCGCTCCAGCGCCCGAACCTCACCTTCCAAACGTTCGACATCGGCTGTCAGCCGCTGCGCTTCGCCCTTAGCGTCAAGCGCCTTGTTGGCCAGGCGGTTAAATTCCGTCAGCGACTTGGTGCTGAGACCGCCCTTGCGGCGTTTCAGGCTGTCACGGAGACCGTAGATGTCCGGTAGCAAATTCATGTCTGCTCCTCCTAAGCGTTTCTGCGGTGGCAACGTATCACGGTCATGCGCCGGTCGCCAGCCCTAGTCCCAATCCCTGTCCCACGCCGGTAGCGGCACGGTCTGGCCAGCCTTCTCGTGGGTCGAATCATTCAGAAATCCGATCTGCCCATTGGTCACATAGCTGTGACACCGTGGCGCCGCCGGGTTGACGCACTTTGCGTTGCCATTCACGAGGATTGACGGCCTGACCGTAGGGCTCTTGTGGTCGCCGTTCCATGTCCAGCCCCGGCCGCCGCCAATGACGAACATGTGTGGGCTGCCGCAGCCCGGGCAATCAAAGTAGTAGACCGTGCCCCCTGTGTCGCCCCAGGGCTTTCCGGCTGAGATGACGTCGGCGTTCATGGTCGTCCTCCTATCGGTTGGCCAGCTCGAGAATGAGTGCGATAATCACACCACCAGCCCACCATGAGATCAGAGGCCACGGATTCGCCCTGAGCCCATGCCAGATGGCGTCACAGAGATCAGAAAAAAGGCCGATTAGCTCATCAACGGCTTGATCGGTCGACCCCGAATAGGCCTCCTCCTCGGCCTCAGCTTCTTGAAGTTCAGCCAGTTCATGGCGGTCAAGGCACCGCATTTTTGCCTGATACCGCAAGCGCTCGAGCGTGACTTGCCACGGCCTCATGACTCGGGCCCGTCGAATAGCGGGAGCGTAGTGATTGGCTCCGGCGCCGGTCCGGGCGGCTCGGCCAGCATCCATTTTTTCGGCTCATCGAGCTCGCCGCCACGCTCCCAGCGAAAATAGCCCAGCGCGCCGACCGCGGCGATCGGATCGCATGGCGTCGGATTGGCCAGGACGAGCCCGCGCGGACCGAAGAACCACGGGCTGTCGTGCGCGTCCACAATGCCCGTGATCTCGCAATGGCCTATGACCCCGCCCCGAACCAGTTCGCGCGCTGCAGGGCACGTCACGCCGATGCTGGCCATGAACTCAGCGGCGTGCTCGTACTCGCATTGCGTCATGCCCTTTGAGGCATGGATAGCGATCGGAGCCGGCTTCATGCCGTGCCTGACCGCGGCCACACTCCGGTTCTCAATATCCTTGCCCGCGAAGATGATTGCCCACGCCCAGGGCTGACGGACCGAGAGGGCCAGGCGTGGCAGCTGCGTTGAGGGCGGGAACGGGCCAAATTCCCCGCAATCGACGCAAGCTTTCACATCGAACTCCACGCCATCAGCGCCCCGCACACCTACCGTTTCCTGATTTTGATGCGGGCACTTTTCTTCTGGAATGTCTATGTCAGTGGTCATGGGTGGCACCACATCAAGAGAGTGGCAACGAACGACACGGCCCCCGCCCAAACCAAAAGAGCCCACAAGGGGATGCCTCTGTTACCCATCACTCAACTCCCTCCGACTGCTCTTCGTCCTGATCGGCCGTTTTGAACGCGGACACCAGCAAAAGGCAGGACACCACCCCAAGCCAGACCCCGAAGATCATCGCCGGGATCGCTGCGCCGTTGAAAAAACAAATCAGCGTGGCGTTAAGCGACCCCCAGAAAGCGACGGCCCGCCACGTGGCGTTGAACCTGTCATCTATAAACGCAAGCAATTCTCCCATTATGGACTCCTCACACTTTTGGGTCTGATCTCAATCAAATCAGACGGTTAGCCCCCAGCCTTGAGGATCGCGCGGCGCTCTATTTCCCGCCTGACCGCGACCGCACACGATTCCTGCTCCCAGCGGGCCCGAACCATTGAGTCGTAGGATTCTAAATTCTCGGCCTCTGAACAGAAGCGCAGGGCGTCCTGCAGCTCATCGTCATCGAGATCCCGGATTGGCTTGCCACCAACGGTCAGCGGCGAGTCCAGATCCCAATGCCGACACCACGCCTTGGCGTTGACGACCGGCCACCCGTGGTGGGCGTCGGGCGCGTCATGCCGGCATGTCCCGCCGCCATCGCCCGCGGTCAGCGGCTGGTACCATGCGCAGGTCTCGCAGGCGCGGCCCTCAGCTGGCATCGTCGGAATCCTTGAGCACGGTGAAGTGGCCAGCGAATGACGGCCGGTAAGGCCACATGCCGCCGCAGCGCTTGCATGTCTGGTAGATCACCGAGTCCTTGACCTCGACGTAGCGGCAGTCGCTGTGAACGCCGACCTTGCTGAAAAGGACGCTGAGCTCTTTGCCGAAATCGTGCCCGTGGTCGCCACAGTCATGCAGCGGGCCGGGCACCTCGTGAAAATCGGGGTCGCTTTGGCCGAAAAGCTCCCACCATTTCAGGGCCTCCTCGATTTCAGCCAGCGTGTAGGACTGTTTGGCCACGATGTCCTTGGCCTGGTCGACCTGTTCGAGCACGGATTTGAGCTCTTCGGGCCTGACGTTTTTGGCGTCGTCCGTCGCTTGCGCGATTCTCTGCGAGGCGTCACGCACTTGATCGGCGCTGAACCCGGACGAGCCTTGCTCCTGCGGGTCAGAGGCCAGCGGCTTACCTGATCGTAGGCACTGTGCCGCTAAGTCAAGGTCGACTGAAAACCCTGATTTTTCAGCCTTGGTCTTTGCCTTGGCCCACTCGGCTGTGGTGATCATCCGCCTGGCGATCTCGATCGCGTCGTCTGCGGGCATAAGAACCGAATGATTGAAGGTGGAGCGCAGCATCACCTCTCCTTCACCGCACTCTCCGCCAGTAACCCCGAAAATCGAGACGCCGCCGACAATTCCTTGTAGGTCTGATGTGCTCATGTCACCTCTCCTGAAATGTGAATTCTGGCTGGTCGGCCCTGGTGCCAAGCATCTCCAAGAGAGCCAACGCGACCAGGCGGGCCTGATTCGTGGCCATCACGACCCGGCCCTTGCCCTGACAGACCACGAGATCGCCGTCCTCATCGCGCCAGATCGTGAGGTCTGCGGTCGTGCTGCCCACAATCCTGATACGTGATTCCACGCGCGCCTTTGGGTCGTCGGGGCGCAACGCTGCTCGCACGCCCCTTACCGGGTCCTTCGTCATTCAAACCTCCTGCAGTTGATCCACTCGAGCCGGGTCGGCCCTGTTTTTGGCTCGGGCTGGAACCGGAACCAGGCGAAGTCCATGGCTGACCGGCCCTGCGCGCGGGCTTGGCGCTCTTCATCGAGAGCCTCGATCTCAAGGTCATAGACGGCCGGGGATATTTCGTTCGCCTTCAGGCGGTCCAGAAGCTCGGCCCCAGCCTGATCAAAATCGATCTCGCCGCCGCGGTACATGGCGGGAAGTCTGGGGCTGATCTGCAGCACGTCGGTAAGGTGCTCGCGCAGGCTCGCGCGCAGCTGCGGGCGCCCCTTGGTCTCCTCGCTGCCGCCGGCCAGGAACAGGGTGCGAAGCAGCCACCAACCCGGTGCGCGCAGGTCGAAGACGGCGTGGGCGATCATTTCGGTCGCCAGCTTAAACGGTGGGTTCGTGACGATCTGATAGGGCCAGTTCGGTGGCCACGGTCCCTTGTGCTCCATGAGGAAGTCGGCGCGCGAAGCGTCCTGACCGTCCCAGCCGTAGTCAATCAGATCCGTGGCAGTGACGTCGACGTCATCGAGTCCGCGCAGGACCCGGGCGATGGCGCCGGGCCCACAGCACGGCTCCCAGATGAACCCCATGAAATGATCGGGGCGCGCGTCGATCAGGCCGAGCGTTGCGCAGGTCGGAGTCTCGTAGAGATCATCGCCGCGATCGCCGACCGGGTCGGCCCGGTTTCCGGTGCTGTGTTTGGTTGTCATGGGCGCCTCCTGAGCATTGCCACACTGGCAACGGTCGGGGCCCCAGTCAAGTCAGATAATGCCGAGCTGGTTCAGCGTGACCACGGCGCCTGCGATCGCGGTCGAGACCATGCCGACGATGATTGCCCACTTCGGCAGATCCCGCCAAACCATGGTGCCGATGTTCGTCCACTTGATCTCGCCAGCTGTCATGGGATGAAACCCGCCGTGCATGGCCGGTGGTACCGTGACCAGGGGCTGGTGGATTTCAGCCATCTGGGAAACAAAGAACTCGAATCCGTTCTCGCTGTGCAGGCCCACGACACGAAGGCGGACCGGAACGATGTGGCCGAGCTTGTGGATGTAGCCCTTGTTCATGTCGTAGTGGTCAACCTCACCGCGCGCCACTTTGTCCGCCATGATCTCGTCAGCGACAACGTCTCCCGGCACCGTGATGTCCTGGAATCGTCTGGATTGGAGCTCGGCCTCGGTGTAGCCGACGATGCGTTGCATGGCCGGGTTCGCTCGTTTGAACGTGCCGTCCTGAGCGACGTAGGCCAGCCCGATCAGGGCGTGATACCAGAGCGACTCGTAGGCCTGGCGGTCCTCCTCCTCGTCTCGAATTGTGTGGTGTGCCATGGCGCCCCCATCGGCTCAGATCAAGACTGGGACGGAGCCGGCAACGAGGTTTCCCTTTGTCGTCGGCCCCGCCCCCGCTCAGGAATCGCCCCGAAGGGCGAAACCGTCCTAGCACGGATGATATGGGCTCGCTAGGCCGCGGGCCCGAACTTGCGCCGCGTGACCGTGGCCACGCCACCAGGGAATCCCTCCCATTCGACCGTGATGCTTTCGCCGCTCTCGGCGCTCTCCATGGCCCGGCAGACCTTTGATAGCAGGTGTGCTGGGCACCCGGCCTGAAACAGATCCCTGAGCCAGTCACCGAGCTCTGGCACTCCGTCGTGCAAAGGGTCGCCAGATTGATCGTAGTCGACACTGATCGCGACCTGGTCCGGCCCACCGGGCTTGATGGTTCGAAGCCCGAGCCCGAGGTCACCGCCGATGGTTTCGGACCGCAGGAAGATTTCAGGGGCGAATTCAATAATGGCTGTGCCCAGCGCCGACCTGATCTCATCAAGGTCTTTTGTGGTCATCCCCTCAAACGGGATCCGGGCCACCTCGTAGGCGTTGAATGCGGCCCGGGCCAGGCCCTCACGGCCGTCCCAGAGCAGCCGTGCGCGGGCCGTTGGTTCGGCCTGTCGGCCGTCCTCGATCTGCCAGACCAAAATACCAACCCCGAGCTCAGGGACGTTCTTCGCGCTGAACTGTCTGACCTCAACGCCCTCGGCCAGCACAAACTCTTCTTCCGGCGCCTCGATCGACGCGCTGACCCTGGGCCGCAGCGGGTCGCCGCCGTCCCCGTCCTCTGGCCGCCCGATCTGCCGGTACGAGACTTCGATCCCGAGCTGACCGGCGCGCTCGACGCCGATGGCCATGCCGTCTGTGATTCCGTAGTCGGTGTAAACAACGACCCGGTCGGCCTTTTCCATCCATGCCTGCCCAGCCTGTATCCCATGCTTTCGCTCGTCAGGATCATGGTCCCGAAGGATGCCGGGCTGGGTGTAAATCAGGTGCGAGGCGATCGGCGCCTCGCCGCGCGAGAGCGAATCGGCCATGCAACGGCGCGCATAGCCAACGTTCTTGGTGATGTTGCCCGCATACGGGCTTTCGATAATCACGAGATCCATCGGATCCTCCTCATTGTTTCACGTGAAACATTTTTCGAACGGTTCTAACCTGCGAGAGCGCCGGGCACGAATTCCGTGCCCTCCCAGGGCCTGTCTATGTCGACGTCCCGGTCCTCACCAACGAAGTAGGCCCGGGCGCGGGCCCGGGATCGCTCGCGGGCATAAGCGGCCTGAAGCTCGGGACCGGGCTCGGGGCGCGCTTCATCGAATTCGGGCAGGTCACGGACGCGGCCGCCCTCCATCACAATCTCAGCGGCCAACGCGGCCCAGAGCGCGCGGAGGTTCAGGCCGCCCCAGACCTGGCAGGCTGGGTCTCGCCGGATGCGCTTGATCGCAGCCTTGATCCTTGGAATCGTGCGAGCCGGTGGCTCGTCACGCTCAAACCCATTGAAATAACGGCCGATCGCGCGCTGCGGAAAAAATGGTACGAGATCCCTCTCCCGGTTGTAGGACATCAGCGCCCGGCGTCGCTCTACCCTGATCTCATGCCGCCACTTGCGGCCGAGCCAGTTCAATACGGCTCTGTCGTGTTCGGCGATCATCGCGCGGTCCACGGTTCTCTGTTCGCTGGTCATCGCCCCCCGGTCTCCTCGATCTCCCGACGGGCCTGATCACGCCAGGTCCGCCGCCGGTCGCGGTATCGCCCTGAGCCGTCATCACCATCGTCTGGGTCATCAAACTTCGAGGTGTCGCCGCCCGGACCGGCGCCGGGCACCCAGCGATCGTAGGGTGGGTCAGCGCACGGCCGGTCATAACCGTTCAGGACACAGAGAGGGGCCCCGTCGTCCCGCCACTGCTGGGCGTCGGCTTCGCCGTCCCAGACCAGTAGCAGGAGGAACAGAACCCCGATCAAAATCAAATATGGTAGTGAATCACTGCTCATCTCTTCCTCCGCCGCCTTGTGCTGAGCGCACCGCCCTCAGCCTTTCGGCAAATGCCGCGGCCCACCTGGACCTGGCCTCTTCGTGTTCGTCCTCACCGACCCGACCATCGATAAATGCCAGCCGCACCGGCTCGTAGGCCGCGCGGGCCTCGTCCTGAGCGGCCTTCAGGGCCTTGATTTTATCGTTGGTCTGGATCATGCCGATGACCATGCCCTAGCGTTGCCAAATTGGCAACCCCCATTGGCCGCGGCACCCGGTGCCGCTCAGCGCTCTCGGCTGGCCACCTCCCGCTCATGGGCAAATGCCCTATAGACCTCGAATCCGATCCTGATCACCCAGGTTTCGGCCATGATGTCAGCCGCGACCGGATCGATGTCGAGGCCGAGAGCGGGCCCCCAATTCTTACCAAGGTAGTACCTCTTCCACCACGTGTGGACGGGTTCGACGCCCACGGCTTTGAGCACGACGCCCAGCATATCATCGAATAGCCGGGCCTCCATCGGGCCGGCCGTCATGATTGACGGCGGCAGCACCGTGGTCGCCACCTTTGTCGCGAACCCATCGTCCCTCTTGGCGTTCTGGGACGCCCACCACGCCGTCGCGTAGATCAGGTAAACCATCCCGAACATGGTGGCGGGCGGCACACGCTTTGCCTCGTACCCGCGCCGAATGACGTCGTCGGCGAAGACCGACTGGATCAGCGCGTCGCTCCGCTCAGAGACCTGCGATTCCAGGTCCTTAAGCCATATCGCGCGGTATTGTGGTGGGACCTGCTCGTCCTCGAGTGTCTTGTCGACCGCGGGGTTCGGCTTCATGAGGTCCTCGAGCTCAACCATTGTTTTGCTCCCTTGCGTAACGTGCCAGATCAGCCAAAAGACATCGCACGGCCGCGCGCTCGCCCATCTCTGCCCGGACCGGAGCGATCAACGCGCCCGCCGTTCTGGGCATGAACTCCGTGCCGCTCAGCCGCCAAATCCTGCAGGCGTCGGCCAAAAGGTCTGGGGGGACCATGACGGAAAGCAGGTCCTGGGCGAACTGGCGGTAGTGCAGGTCAGCGACCGGCTTGGAGCGGCCCTCGTCCTGAAGGCTGGCCCTGAGCGAAGCGATCGCGGCCCGGACCTCGTTTTGATCGGCACTGAAGCCAAGCTCGTCCACGAGCGCTGAGATCTCTGGCAGGTTGAGCCCGGAAAGATCAGGGGCCTCGATGTCCCGCCCCTGCCAATCACGTCGGATGCCCCAACGATCAGTCTTGCCCTGGAGCCAGCTCCGGGCCTGTTGGGCGCGTGCTCTCGTAGATGGATTCAAGGTCAGCGTCGATACGGTTTCGCCCTGTCCGGGCCGGACGCTGGCCTCCCCGCGTTCGGCCACCATTGGTTCGGTTCCCATCAGATTCCTCCTCTTGCCTTTCGGCATCACGAGCGTATCGCTCGACCACGCGATCCAGGTAAAGCGGTGAGTGCAGCACGTCACCACGATCGGCCAAGAAGGCCACGGCGCGGCGCACGGCGGGCAGCACGACCTCAGACCAGTCATGTCTCGCCCATTGCACGATGTGATGGTTGAGTCCGGTCAGGACCGGCATGTCGTGCCGTAGGACCGGCTGACAGATTGTCATTATTTCAGCGCGCTGCGCCGACACATCAACATCATCAATCTCTAGTCTGTAGTTTCTAGTGTCGTCGCTTTCCGCCCCAGTTTCGGTCCGGTCCCGGTCCGATCTCGCCCCACATTCGTCCCACTCATCCCGTGGTTGTCGCCTTGACCTGGTGAGTCGCCTCCTGATCCGGCGGCAGATGATTGCCCCGTCCTGGGCGCGGTCACAGGTTTGGGTCCTGGTCAGCTCATTAAATGCGGCCTCGACGCTGACCGGATCTGTGCCGCACACGTGCGCGATCTCGACGGCCCGCATGGGCTGGCCCTCGGGCATCAGCAAGTGCCCCTCACGGCCCTTGTGGGCTGGCAGGGTCTCGATCAAACAGATGATGTCCATCCAGATCCCGCGCGTCGATGGTGAGCAAAGTCGGAGGTTGGGGTCGCCGAGCCAGTCCTGAGGGGCCCATTTGTTCCAAAGCTTTCGCGACATTAGCGGTCCCTCAGTCGGACGTATGCCTTCACCGTTGTCCTGGCCTTGTGGGCCGGGCAGTACGGTGTGCCCGGCACGATGGCATGGCCACACAGCCGGTAAGAGCCCTCTTTCGGGTCACCATGGACCCAGAGGCACTGCCCTGCCCGGTGGTCCTTCAGGAGCATCGGCGGATCGACCGGCGCCGGGTCACCGGGCTTGGACCGCACGTCGGTCAGGCGGTTCGCTTCGGCCAGACATTTCTGCTCTTTGAGCTCAGCACGGCTCAGCGGCCGTTGGCCGAATTTGAATTGCTTGTCGGCCTCTGAGGGGCGTGGCGGCTTGCCGCGCCCGGCTGATTTGGCGACCCTGACCGGCGGGCGCCGCCGCCGCGCCGTATTTTCGGCGTTGAACGCGATGCCCTTACGGTGACCGATCCCCAGCACGGCGTTGCGTGTCACCGGATGGAACTCATCACTGATCATCCGGGCCACGACCGCCGCGGAATAGTCAGTGGCAAGCTCGCGCACGCGGTCCACCATTTCATCGGTCCATGAAAATCCTGCGCGCTTGACCATCAGAGCCCCCATTGATCAAGGGCCTCGATCAGGGTTTTTAGCTCCCTGACCACGACGGTTGGGCACCCGTTCGCGCCCAGCTCTTGGATTCGCGTGCGCTGAACCGGGCTCAGGCGGCCCTCGAGCGATTTCAGCTCGACGGCGTACAGTCGGCCGATAGTGACCGGATCATCGCCCTGGTCGGCCCCGGCCGCCGAGATCGGCTTGAGAATGAAAATGTCAGGCAGCCCGGCCCGGACGCCCATACGTTTGAGTTTCGCGCCGCGCCTGACGTTGGTTTGGCGCTCGTTTGCGGTATGCCACCACATAGCCTTGCCCCGCAGCCTGACATCCAGGTACTGCGCGCAGGCTATGTGGAGCCGTTCTTCATTGGTGATTGCCATAGGGATCCTCCTTGAGCGGCCCACCCTTACCCCGATCCACGGGCGTTGCCAAGACGAAAACACTGTGCCATGGTCGAATCATTCTGGCCCAGCGCCGGAGCGACAAAAAACAGGTGAGGAAGACCGATGTCAAAATCAGAAGAACACGACCTTTTCCAGGGCATTCAGGACGCCAAGGGCCTGCTGAACGCGCTGAGTGAAATCGTTGACGAAGACGATGCCGAAACCCTCCGCGACATGATCGAGGGTGAGACCGAACTGCACGAAGCGATCGAGACCTGCTTCAACTCCATGCAGACGGACCTCGAGCTCGTGACCGGAATCAAGGCCCGCATCGACGACCTTTCCGCGCGCAAAACAAGGTTTGAGCAGGCGGCGGGCCGCAAGCGCGCCCTGATCGAGCAGGCCTTCGTGATCGGTCAGCTCGAGAAGATGCCGCTCGCCGAGGCCACGTTAAGTCTCAGGAAGGTGCCGCCCGGCCTCGACATCGAAGACGAGTCCGTGATCCCAGCCAAGTACTGGAAGGCGCAGGACCCGCGGCTGGACCGGGCGGAACTGCTCAAGGCCGTGAAGGAGGCGGCCAAAGAAGGCGAGTCGATCCCTGGCGTAAAGCTCGGCGAGGCTGGCGTGTCCCTGACCGTCCGCAAGAAATAGGGGCGGCCAATGACAAACGACAAACGCCAGCCCGTGGTCGTCACGCCGGTCCGGCCCACCAAGTGGAACGACCAGCAAATCGACCTGATCAAGCGCACGGTCGCGGCCGACACGAATCGCGACGAGTTCGACCTGTTCATCGAGGTATGCAAGCGCGTCGGGCTCGACCCGTTCCGCAAGCAGATTTACGCGGTGGTCTACAGCAAAAACAACAAGGACAAGCGGAAGATGTCCATCATCACGGGCATCGATGGGTTCCGTGCCATCGCGGCCCGGTGTGGGGATTACCGGCCAGCGGAAGACCCGCCGCGCATCGAATATGATGAGAACGAGCGGACTCCGCTGAACCCGAAGGGCATCGTGTCTGCCATGGTGACGGTTTACAAAAAATCAGATGGTGAATGGAGCCCGGTCAGGGCCATCGCTTACTGGGATGAGTACGCGCCGAAGAAACAGGTTTGGGAAAACGGCCAGCCCACAGACGAGCAGAAGCTTTCTGAGATGTGGGCCAAGATGCCGCGCCTTATGATCGGCAAGGTCGCTGAGGCCCTGGCCCTCCGTATGGGCTGGCCCGAAGACATGGCCGGGATCTACACCGACGACGAGATGGCCCGGACCCATGAGGAGCTGACCGCCTCTGAGCAGGTAGAAAAGTACGAGGCAGAGGCGCGCATGACCGCGATCGGCGGCAAGGATTCGATCGCCTTCATGTTCGGCTACGGCCAGCCCCTTGAGCTGGTTCCCATCGGCGAGCTCGCTGACCGGGTTCTGGCCTACATCCGGGGCGTCAACCACCCCGAAGAGCTTGATATGTTCATGCAAATGAACCGGGTTGGACTCCAGCAGTTTTGGGCCGCGGCCAAATCAGACGCGCTTGACCTCAAGGCCGCGCTTGAGAAGGAGCGGGCTCGTATGGAGCGGGCTCAGGCCGAGGACAAGGGCGACCCGGTCACGGTTGGCGAGGAGGGATGATCATGTCGATGCGCAGGATCGAAGACTTGCGGCGGCTGTCAGAACCACAGCGAGAGTGGCTGCAAGAGCTGGTCGACGCCGGTGGTGGACCAATATTGTGCACGAACAGGGGCCAGACCGGGTGTTGGTGCCGCCGCAACGGTTTGACCGAATTTTCGTTCGAGGTCAGCACGCCGCCAGGCCAACCGCGAGAGGTGATTAGAATCAGCGAGGCCGAGCAGCGCTGGCCTGCATTTCCTGGGCGCGTGAAATGGTCCCGATTGAGACGCCACGGTCGGTTGCTTTCAAATGAGTTCATTACCGAGAAGGGGCGGTTGGCCCTGGCCGGCCTCTGGGATGAAATGGAGGCGCTTGATGACACGACTGCGTGACGAGAGCGCGTTCACCGACCCGTACGGTGAAGATGAGTACGAGCAGATCGAAGGCACTTGGGTTGCGTCGACCGCCGCGGCGATCGGGTTCAGGCCGGCCTGCCGCGCGGGCGGTGACGCGCTGCCCGACCCGGTCTGGATCTCTCGCGGGCACGGCCGCCTGGCCGACGGGTACACCGAAGAGCGGCTCAAGAAAGGCCAGCGAGTCGTGTTCGAAATCGCAGAATGGCTGGTCGATAAGGAGGGTCTGTCGTGACCACAACAATTCTCAATGACGAGCGCGAGATCAAATCCATTTGGTTCGAGGGTGAGGGCGCCGGCGGCTACTGCGTCGGCCAGAGCGTATATCAGGCAGAGGCCCAGGTGAAGGTCACGAAGATCGAGGCCTACGGCGAGCCCGCTCAGTTTTGTGACGTCCCGTGGTTTGCGGTCTACAGCGATGACACGCTGATCGCGCGCATCCCGGCAGGTCAGGTCACGGTGCACTACACATGAGCGGATACCCTGACAAGCCAGGCCATCGCGGCGTGGACACCAGCGTCGCGGCCGCAACGGACCTGACGGCCCGGGCACCGAGCATCCGGGAGCTGGTCTACAATGCTGTCCTGGGCGCGAGCCACAGGGGCGGGCTGACCACCGAAGAGGTGTGCTCGATCCTCGACCTGCCTTATGCTACGGTTCAGCCACGGACGTCCGAACTGCTGGCCGAAGATCCGCCACGAATCATGGACAGCGGTGTCAGGCGCCCGAACCACACGGGCAAGCAGGCGATCGTATGGGTGGTTCCATTGACAGGTTGAAGCGCTGGCGGCCGTCCTGGTCGCAGATTTTCACGGCGATCATTATCGCCGCTGTGCTCGGCGCAGGTGGCTGGGCGCGCTGGATCAGTGTCGAGGTCGCCAACCTCAAAAACCGTGACGACCGGATCGCCAGCCTAGAATCCGGCCACATCAGGACGACCGACACGGTCGCCTCACTCAAGACCGAGGTGGCGGTCCTTCGATTCGCCGTGACCGGCGAGATCCCGACCCAACCAGAACCTGTGGAGCGCAACAATGGAGATTGATCATATTCGGCTTGCCGATGACGGCGCGGCCACGCTTTCGGTCTGGCTGATCGACGGCCGTTTCGCCTGCCACGTCCTCGAGGACCCGTACCAGCCCATCAAAATCCGCGGTAACACGAGGATCCCGGACGGGCGGTACGAAATTGTTCTGCGGACCGAGGGAGGGCTTCACAGCAAATATTCTGACCCGAAGCGCTCGCCCCAGATCGCGCCGATCCACAAAGGCATGCTCTGGATCAGGATGCCGGGCGGCCCCGCCGACCAGGCCGGGAAGGGGCCGGAGGTCAGCCGGATCAACGCGGAAGGCCACCTCGAGATCTGGACATGGATTCAGCCACACATCGGCAATTACCACCGAAACACCGACGGCTGTCCGCTCCTGGGCCGGGCCCCGAATCCATGGGCCAACCCGCTCTGGGTCTCCAACAGCACGGACACCTACCTTGACGTCTATCCCGTGATCGCAGAGGCTCTGCTTGACGGCGACACCGTCGGACTCAACGTGAGGAATCTCGACCATGAACTTTCTCGATCGCCTCAAGGAGTTCTTTGATCTGCGCCTCGCGCGCAAGGCGTGGGCCGCTGCGACGTCCGCCACGGTCACGGCGCTGGCTGCGATGGGCACCAGGGTCAGCGGAGATCAAATCACTCTGGACCAGCTGTCAGCACCGGAGGGCATCATCGCGGTCGCCGTCTTCCTGGCCATCTACACGGTGACGTGGTGGACCGCCAACTCAGAATAGGCGCGCTGAGCGCGATCTGCGCGGCGCTGAGCGCCTGTGCGGTTACCCCGGGCCTGCCTCCTGCGGGCAGCTCTCCCTGCGCTGTGGCCACGGACACGTGGTCCCTGATCGGGATCATCGGGCCGGACCGGATCACACTGGGCCCGTCACGGCAATCGAAGGTGGTGGTCGACCGAGAATGTGATAGCGTCACGGTCACCGGAAATCACGTCGGCGCATACCTGCCGCCTGCTCAAGGAGAATCACCATGAAGCGCTTGCTGATCATCTGCGGCTGCCTTGGCCTCGCCGCCATGCTGACCGCCTGTGCCGGGATCCCGCAGAACCCGGTCTATCACCTCACCCAGGCCGGGATCGGTGCACACATCGATGCCGTTGATGAAACCGGGTCGCCGTCCATGACTGCCGGGCTCTACACCGGAACCGCCCAGGTCACGCCGACAGAGACCCGAGACGGCGAACTCTTGCAGTCCTCGTGGACCCAGCCCGACGGGCTCGAGGTCACCGATGCCTACTCGACATGTTCGGTCAACACGTCAGATGTGATGGCTGAGCTGGGGTTCGGTGGTGGTGCCGTGATCCACTTCACGGCGACCGGCATGCCAGCCCCGGAATCGTGTCTTGCGATCGCCCAACAGCTCAATGGGCTTTCGCCGGCTGAAGTCGGTCCCGCTCCTTAGCCGCGCGTTTTCTTCGCCTCCATTCCGCCAAGGCGTGCCGTCGGGCCCTTTTGTCCGACGGCGTCGCCCCTGTGAAAATAACGATCCCGTCCTTTTCGAGACGCAGGTGTCCTGACCGGCGCTGCTCGACCGTGAAGCCGAGCCCGCGCCAATAGCGAAACTCCGCGCGAATACCCATGGTTAACCCTCCTGCCTTGACCTGGGGCAAATAGTTTCCCATTTTGGTAACTTGATAGCAACGGAGCCAACCATGTCAGTCGCCAAACCCATGACCCGCGAACAGTTCAAGGCCCAGCTCGCCAAGGCCTGCCCGGGTCTGGGCGTGCGCGCCAGCTTCGCGGCGTTCTCTGCCGCGAGCGGGCTCAGCCAGACATCGATAGCGAGCTTCTACTATGGCTATCGGAAGATTCGGCCCAGCGTTGCCAAGCTTGTCCGCCTCACCGCAGATGAGATGAGCGCAGAGGACGAGGCGGCCTAAGCGGTCAGCGCATCAAGCGCGGTGTCAGACTGCCGCGAGTCGAAATACTCCAGATAGAACAGATGGCCATTCAGGAAACCACCGGCGCCGTCATATCGGCTGCCGATGTGCCACTCGTCTGTCGTTGGGATCGCGCCAGCCGCGTCATTGACTACGGCACCACCATCGATCACGGCCCCAAAATCATTTGCAGCCCATCCGGCGGCGATCTTTCCGGCCGTGGCCTCGACGAACGTGCCGGCATCGATGTTCGCCTGTTCAGCCCCACCATCGATGACCTGAAGGTGTGTGTCCGCGCCGGCCGTAACCGCAATCACTTCATTTGCCGTGCCGTCTGAGAATGAGGCGATTGTCTGGCCTGACACAACGTAATCAGGCCGGGCATCGGCGTAGAGTGACCCGACCGCCTGATCATACCACCCGGAGGTCACAATTCCTGTCATTGAGACGTCGTCCGCGGTTCGCGTCTGCCCACCAATGTAACTTGCATTATAGATATAGCTCGACGGGACCGCGCCTTTTTCGAACTGAGCGCCCCAAACCCAAAGATAATTAGAGCCGTCCGCCGTTACAGTGCTGACGCCGTCTGCCGACGCAAGTCCGAGTCGATAATAACCGCTCGTGTCGGAGCTATGGGTCGTAAAGACCATCCAACACCGGTACCAGCCGTTTCCGTAATCCTCGATCCCTGCGTCGTCGAGGTCGGCATGCACGGATCCGACGGTTCCGGTTGAGACGTTGAAGTATGCATATGCGCTACTCGACACGCTGGAAAAGAATCGCGGAACCAAATACAGGTAATCAACCGATCCCGCTTTTGCAAAGCACGAAAGCGTATATTGCGACAACGTATCGACGGTGCGTGACATTTGTAGGCTAACCGTTCTCGACCCGCCCGCCGCGTTGTCGGTCATTTTATCCGCCGTTGCCGTCCCGCGCGGGCTTGTCGCGTCGTCGTCGGTAATGACGCAATAGCCTTTTGACCATGTCGCCCCGAAATCCTCCGAGCGGGAAAGCAAATTCGTCCGCTCCTCCTCTATCAAGAGACCCTGACGCCCACCAATGTAAGAAAACCGCGGCGCATTCGAGCTCGCGGCTTGAATGTGCCCGGACGAGTCGCGGTACGTTCCGCCGGAGTTCGTGACCGTAAGCAACGCGGACAGCGACGTTACATCAGATCCGCCGATCTGAGCCTGGTCGTTCTCGAAGTCCAGTGAGATGGCCGCGCCGGGATTATACCACGGCGGGACGTAGAGCACGTCGGCACTGACCGAGAACGTGTCGAGCGTGGCGCCCTCGTCTGTCTGATTTGTAATCGTCACCGTGACTGCGCCAAGATCGGCGCTGGCCGAAAGCTCAAATGCCACCGTGTCTCCGTCGGCCACATTGAAGTCCTGCGTGGTCTGCGAGACGCCGGTGATTGAACCAACTTCAGTGCCGTTGACCAAAATGGAAAGCGTAGCGGACGCTCCGATGGCTGAACTCACAGTGGCGCGCAGCGTGATCTGATCAACTTCGAAGCTCTGAATGGTATTTGAGCTGTTAGAGGATGCCCCTGACGCAGCTGTGGTCAGCAGCGCGATGTCGGCCCAATCGACAGCATCAGGTGTTTCGTCCATCGAGACGTTCGCCGAAATCAAAAATGTGTCGAGAACTGTCCCTTCGTCTGTAACGTTCGTCACGGTGACGGTCTTGCTCGCCAGGTCGGCCGTGCTGGAAAGTGAGAAGTGAACGACGTCCCCATCCGCGACGGTAAAATCCTGGCTTGTCTGGACGGCACCAGTAATCGATCCGACCTCAGTCCCATTGACGATGATCGAAAGCGTGTTTCCCGCACCGAGCGCGGAACTCACTGCAGCCCGCAGGGTAAGTGTGGTCAATTCAAAGTTTTGAACTGTCTGATTCGAGTTAGAACCCGAACCGGATGCCGCCGTCGTCGCCACAGCAATGTCAGCGAAATTGATGGCGTCTGGCGTTTCGTCTGCGCTCACATTGGCCTGCACAGTGAATGTGTCGAGTACGGAGCCCTCATCTGTGGTGTTGGTGACCGTGACAGTTTTAGATCCCACGTCCTCGGTCGCATTGAGTTGGAAAGCGATCGTGTCCGTATTGCTGACGGAGAACTCCTGAAAGCCACTACTCAGGGAAACGACGGTCGTACCGTTCACGATCACGTCAAGCGAGCAAGAGCCGGGCAACGGAGCGGACAGTGTGGCGCGCAATGTTACCGGCTCGAGCTCAAGCCCAGCGACGGTCTTGGCCGGGTTCGCAGCGGCGGCCGTGGAGGCTGTGGTTACGATGGTGATGTTGGCCCAGTCCATCGCGTCTGGAGTCTCATCAATGGCGACATTTGCCACGATCGTGAACGTGTCGATCGCGGCTCCACCATTGGTTTGGTTGGTGACGGTGACGGTCCGGCTTGAAAGGTCGGCCGAGCAGCTCAATTCAAAAGCCAGGGTGTCGCCATCATAGACAGTGAAATCCATCTGGCTTTGACCCGAGGCGATGCTGGCGACTTCTGTTCCATTCACGATTGCCGCAAGCGCTTGCCCCGCCGCCAAGTTGCCGCCAGAGACGGCCGCCCTGATTGTGACCCCGACGGCAATGCCGGCGACGTTCTGGGAAGCTGTGGCGTCCACATCGCTCGCCTGAGTGGTTGAGATAGCGAGATTGCCCCACGCCATTGCGTCGAGCACGACGTCGACCGGAACAAAAGAGATCGCGCCGGTCTTGGCGTCGGCCTCCAGGGTTGTGAACGGGTCATAATCGATGGCATCGGTCACGTCACAAGCTCCCCGACCGGAAGCTCATCCACGACAAGGTCCATGACGTACGTGTTTACAGACGCGCCGCGGATCGTCGGTGTTCGCGCAGGAATACCCCAGACCACGCCGTCGTCCCTGTATTCATTTTCGGCCGGGTCTACCAGCACAAGCAGCGGGCCTGAATTTCCGACCTTTCGCTGAATGGGCCTCGCACTTTGTTTTACCTCCGCTGCGGTAAGGCTGGTCAGGCTGCATCGGATCTGGCGGAGGCGTTCTCGGCGATCGATCACGCGGCTCTGATCGCGCAACTTGTGCTGCTTGCTGGCGTCCTGGTAGTCCATTTCCCAGCTGATGTTGCAGCCGATCCCGGGCTGAAATCCGCGACTGATCAACAGCACGCCGGCCTCAATGTACCCGTCTGCGTTGGCCGTCCCGTCGTCGACATCAATCCGAATCCAGCGATAGTCCTGAAGCGCGGCCGGGAAGTGAAACAGGGAGCGCGTCTTTACCGTATCGTCGGCCGGGCTGGGAACGAAAACAGCGGCCTGATTGGCCCCACTGTCATAGCCTGGGCTTGCCGTCAGATTGGCCTGGCTGGTCGCGGCTCTCACACGGTAGACAGCGGCCGAGCTGAGGTTGGTGTGGAGCAGACCGATCAAGTTGAATTTGACCGCAGCGCCCATGTCGATCTCGAGGTACTGGGAATTGTAGGATGTTGTTCGCCATTTGAGCGCTGGGCTGCGGTCCTTCAGGTTGTCGGCCGACAGCACTGCGGACGAGGCGGTGATCGCTGAGATGGTCAGCGGCGTAGCAACTACCATTTTTGACACAGCGCGTCTCCTAACTGAGATCCCAGAACTCTACGTCGATTTCACCGTCTTTGAATCGGTGCACAAGGCCGGACACAAACGCAGTGAGAATCTTGCCGCCGACGACACGACCATCAGATGGCCACACCGAGCAGCGCTTGCCTACCTCAAGGTTATAGCCCACCGAGTATGGAACGGTCACGCGGAATGGGCCCCGCTTGGTCTGCAGAAGGGTTTCCCAGACCTGCGCCACGTAGTAGAGCACGTCGGTCTCGCTGTCCCGCCAAAGCGTGTAGAGGTCGACGGTCGGGCTGACACGATATGCTGCCAAAACCGTCGGATCCTCAGACACCGCGGTTCGATATTCCGATGCCAAAAACGCGCGCCCGTGGCTTGTCGCATCTGACTCCTCAGGAACAGAAGAGGCAAGGTCGCCTCCGGTCTGCACCGTCCAATTTCTGTCGTAGTGGGCTCTGATCCGGTAGGCTGGAATGCCGCTCCCGGGATCCTTGCTGAGCGGCCGGACCAGAGTCCCGTCGATGTAATCGTCGTCGTTGATAGTAACGCCAGAAGACGGCGCCGCCCCATCGAACCCTCTACCGGCATATGTTCCGTCGCGCTGCGCTGCAATACCTATCGCGTGGGCAAACAGTATTTCCGTCAGCAGGGCCAGCGCAGACCGCTCTCGATCGACATAAAGTCCCATGGTGGGCACACCGAAACTCTGAACATCGTCCTGGGCGTCCTCGAGGCTGCCAGCCTCATACCATCGCGCTGCGTCGAACCGCACCGGGCTCCCGGTCTGGCCTCGGACAAAGCACGGGTCGATCAGAACGCCCTCGGCCTCGCGCCAAGCCGTGCCGTTCGCTGTGAAATTGACGGTGCTCACCGCGTCACATGTGACCGTGCCGTCGGCCAACGCGCCAAGCCTGATCATGCCCGCGTCCAGGCACGTCCCGTAATCGCCGGACCCGATCGTTGCCGCCTTGAGCTCAGCCGGGCTCGCAAAATCCGTGACGGTCGGCGCGTTAAGCGCGATCCCCTTGTCGTAGACGCTGCTTACGCTGTTGACCCGATGGTTCGTAGACGTCCTGGTCCCGGTCAGCACAACCGCCTGTCTGACGTCGTTTACGCTCGCGCTCGTAGCTGGGACCCCATAGCATCCGACCACCTTCGGCGAATCGCCTGTTGCCGGCACGCAGATCGCCGCCCACCGAGACGCCGCATAGCTCAGCGCAGCCATTCCCCCGGCACGGATCCGCAGCCCGTTTGCGAGCACTGAGATCAGCTGCGGTCGCTGGTCGCTGCTGGCGTCTTGTGCCGCGGACCCCGTGATGGCGAAAAGCTCCGAATCCTTGTGGTACACGATCTCGCCGCAGAGATCTGGGCAGTGATCATTGACCATGGTGTGCGTATCGATGACCGGAAGGCCGCCCGTGTCGCTCGGGTCGCCGTAGAGAAGCTCAAAGGCGGTGACGCTCGACTTCGTCCCCATCAGGACAAACCCAAGTGCCGTGCTTGCGTTCGTGTTGCTGGCCGGGGCCTGCATGGGCGCGATGGATACAAGGTCAGCGAGCGTCGAGTTGTAGGACAGGGATCTGATCGTGCCGGCCGTCACGTTCCATCCAATGATCTCGATCCCGCCCGATGTCTCGCACGCGATCGCGACCTCCGCGTCTTCACCGAGTGCCGGGTCAGTGAAAAGACACGCCGAGATTCGTGTGATCGCATTCGTGCTGTTCTCAATTGCGATCGGACCACCCGTGCGCTGCGTCAGTGTCGAATTTGTGAAGTCGTAGATCTCGGCGTTGACGTCTCCGGCCGCATCGATCCAGACCACAACCGCCTCGCCGTCACCCGGGCTCGACCCATCCACCGGAATCGTGACGATGACGTGGGGCTCGCCGACCACCCCATCATCGGACGCGACCGTGGCCTGCGCCTCTTCCGTCAATGTTTTGGGGCTGGCGCTGGTGTCTGCGCTGAGCAGCGCGAGATCAATGCTTCCACCCGTGTCCGGCGTGCCCATCACGGCAAGGACGCGATCGTTTCCCGCCGCATAGGCCTTGACCCACTCCGCACTGCTTGGCGGCGCCCCGATGTCCTGGGCCTCTTCGGTCACGGCGTCGTCAGTGAATGACACCAGCCAATAGTGACATGGGCCGGCCGAGCCAGCGGCGTCGATGGCGATGGCGTGCGTGGCGTCAATCGCCGCGATCGCCAACGGAGATCGGCTTGTAGACCCATTGGACGTCGAGAGCTCGACCTCGTGGCTGGCTTGAGGGTCTCTCCATGAGATCCCGTCGGGCATGAAGTTCAGGCCGTAAATGAGGTTATTGTCGTTCAGAACGACCGGCGTGACGTTGTAGCAGGTCCCGAGCAGCATGGGCTTCACGGCCCCGACGCTGTTGCTCAGTGCCTCAAAGCCGTATGAAGCGCTGTTCGTGCCAAGCAGGCGGCCCTTGTTGTAGGACGTGTCAAGATCGCCCAGACGATCATTGAATCGGACCGTGTACGACATCTCGTCCCATTCGATGGTTTTGACAGTGCCTCGCAAGTGCTCAACGGCGGTTGAGTACGCCGCGCCGCGCTCGACGGTCAGAACCCGGACCTCAGAGCCCTCCCACGCATAGTCAAAAACCAGTGAATCGGTCTCCGATCCGGTGACCTGGTAGGAATCCCCCTCATACCCAATCGACAGTTCGATCGCGCCGTATTTGATCTGGGGGCGCTGCCCAAGGCCGGAAATCGGCGACCGGCCTTCGCCAAACATGAAGCGGGAGCACTCACCCGGATTAATCACGCGCGCCTCGTAAAGCGTGGACGCCGGTGTGTCGGCCGCTGACGTGACGTAAATGTCGGTGGCAAACCGCAGGGTCAAAGCGGTCGCACTGGGCACGTGGTAGACATCAAACTCAACCAAAAAGATGGTCGTAACGTCGGTCAAATCAACACCTCATTAATGCGATCGATCGGCGTTCTGGAGCCAATGCCCATCGTGGCATCGATCAGCTGTTGTCGTTGCGTCTCTGCGGACAGTGCCGTGGTTCTGATCGCCGACTCCAAGGACTGAACAGATTGCGTCCCCGGCGTTTCACCAACACCAGGAATCGTCCCGGGGATTTGCTGGACACCGCTGGCCCGAGCCGCCGCGGCCATAACCCCACCCATCAAAG